TATTACCAAGGCAATGCGGCGTCGAACCTAACAATTAATGTTCGCGGAGATGGTTCCACTACTCTAAATAGCCTTCTTGCTGTTGGCGATTCCATTACCGTAGTATTCGCAAATACAAACGGCGCGCCGACATACTATGCAAATGTGTTCCAGATTGATGGTTCAACGGTAACACCCAAGTGGCAGGGTGGTACGGCTTATACTGGAAATTCGTTGTCGGTTGACATCTATGTGTATACGATTGTAAAGACGGCCGCTACCCCAACATATACTGTATTTGCTTCTGGTACACAATTTAAGTGAGGTTTGCCTGTGCCTTCAACAGCAACAATAGGTAACGGCTCCTCTAGGGCTTACGGCTTTAGCGCATCTAGGCCATGGACTGCTACTGGTGGAACAATCACGACATCTGGTTCCTACAGAATTCATACCTTTACATCCACTGGTTCTTTTGCAACTACAGGGTCGGGAACGAAGAACGTAGAGTTCTTAATTGTTGGCGGCGGTGGAGGTAGCGGGGATGTAAGTTATTACAGCAGTTATCAATACACCGGTCCTGGCGGCGCGGGAGGCATTCTTTCAGGAACGATGACTTCTGTTCCTGCCGGCATTTCCGCAACTATTACGGTTGGGGCTGGTGGAAGTGTTGGCTCGAACGGGTCGCAATCATCGATTGGTTCTCCGCTTTCAACCTATGGCGCGCCAAACCCTGCTTACGGTGGCGGTCGCGGTGGTAGTTCGTTTGTTGCCGTTTCAACTGGTGGTGCCGGTGGCGGTGGTTATGCGTTGACGAGTGGTGGTTATGTCGGAGGCGCGGCCGGAAATGCCACTTATGGCAACGGCAAGGCTGGTGGTAGTGGTGCGGCCTATAGTTCCGGTGGCGGTGGAGGCTATTCAACGGCTGGCACAAATGGAACAAACTTCCAAGGTCAGCCTGGTGGTTCGGGCGGCACGTTCAGCATTAGCGGAACATCTGTTGTTTATGGTGGCGGTGGAGGCAGTAGCGGCTATTACGCTGGTGGTGCTGGTGGTTCTGGTGGTGGTGGCAATGGTGGCTATTACGGCAGCACAATTGGTTACCCAACAAACGGTACTGCCAACAGAGGTGGCGGTGCTGGTGCTGGTTGGATTTACTATTCTGATGCTGCGACCGCCTTAGGTGGTTCGGGAATCGTTATCGTCAGGTATCTTATCTAATGGCACACTTCGCTGAAATAGACGAAACAAACACGGTCATCCGTGTTCTTGTTGTTGACAACTCTGAGGAACATCGTGGCCAAGAGTTCTTGGCTAACGACCTGGGGCTTGGTGGAACATGGGTTCAGACTTCATATAACAGCAACTTCCGCAAACAGTTCGCTGGAGTTGGTTTTAGTTATGACCCTCAGGCTGATGTATTTATTGCACCCTCGCCGTTTCCGTCGTGGGTGCTGGATGAGATGCATGATTGGGTCCCGCCGGTCGAACGACCGACGGACGGATTGTGGCGTTGGGATGAAGAAACTATCGGATGGATTGAGATTGACCCGAGTGACATCCCGGCTCCACCCGAGGCTTCCTAGTGGCGGCACTGTATGATTCGACAGACCTTTATGAGAATGGGTCTTATACGTACGATGGGTTCCCGCTACGTACCGCGTCAGGAACTGGAACAGGCGGTTCGTCTGCTACTGGTGCATTTGTAATCTATGCGACTGCCAGCGGTGCTGGCATTGGAACATCCACTGCTATTGGTGCGTTTATCCGTTACGCGACCGCGACTGGCACCGGGACTGGTACATCAACTGCTACTGGGCTGTTGGATAATGTTCGTCAAGGCACAGGTTCTGGTACGGGCACCAGCACATCCACTGAGGCTTTGACGCCAGTTCGTACGGCGACCGGCATCGGCACCTCTAGTTTTGATGCCACTTGGTTGCGTATTGTTCCCAAGACCGCCAATGGTTCCGGTGGTGCAACTGCCGGGGACACGGCTAACTGGCTGATTACCCAGGGTCGCGCCGCAACCGGGTTCGGTCTGTCGCTTAGTTCTGTCGTAGTTGTCCGCGAACTTCATCGTAACGCAAGCGGCTCTGGCACTTCAGGCTCTAGCGCAATCCGTGGGCACACGCACATTCGCACTACTGCCAGCGGTGGCGCTGGCTCGCTGGATGTGGCATTGTGGAAAAACGCTGGCGAGTACATGGACAGAATCATTCGCATGCGCCCCGTCCAGGGGCCAGGCTTCCGCAGGAAAGTTAACTACTCAGTTAAACGATAATCATGGAACTGAATGAACTGCTGAACGAGCGGGAATGGCGCAAGTGCCGTGGCCCCGCAGATGCCAGCATTGACGAACTTGTCGATGCGTTCGCATACTTCTGTGAAAACTATTGGGATATTAAACATCCAGAACGTGGACGGATTCTGTTCGAACTGCGTGAAGCGCAGATTGAAACCATCCGCGCCTGGATGTCCAACCGCTACAGCGTGGTCTTGAAGGCACGCCAGATTGGATTCTCCACTCTGGGTGCCGCCTACGCATTCTGGCTAGCATTCTTCTGGCCCGACAGGTTTATCGTCATGCTGTCCCGTACGGAACGCGAGGCGGCGAAGTTGCTGCAGAAGTCGAAGTATGGCTACAAGTTCTTGCCACAGTGGATGAAGCAACGTGGCCCGCAGTTGACTTCGGACAACCAGTTGAAGATGACGTTCTCTAACGAGTCGGCGCTGGAGTCGCTGCCGTCTGGCAACGACCCTGCGCGTGGTGAGTCCGTGTATCTGGTGATTGTGGACGAGATGGCGTTCTTGCCGAACAGCGAGGAAGCCTGGGCTTCCATCGAACCTATTGCCGACGTTGGCGGTCGGGTTATCTGTTTGTCCACTGCTAACGGTTCGGGTAACTTCTTTCACCATTTGTGGGTGGGTTCCCAGACGGGGACAAACAACTTCAAGGGTGTGTTCTGGCCGTGGTCGGCTGGTGACCGTGACGAGGATTGGTATGAAGCAAAGCAGAAGTCGATGCCTGATTGGCAGTTGCACCAGGAGTATCCTCGGAATCCTGAAGAGGCATTCATCAAGTCGGGTAATCCTGTTTTTGATGTGGACGCTCTACGCGAACTGGCGATTGAGAAGCCACGGCGGGGCTATGTCCATGTGCTCTCCCGAAAGAACATTGAGTTTAGGGACACACCAGATGGGGAGTTTCGCGTTTGGGCTGAGCCTGACCACGAAGGAGTTTATGTCATCGGAGCCGACGTTGCGGAAGGCTTGGCTCACGGCGACTACTCGTCGGCTCACGTTATAGATGCCAGGGACCACAGCATTGTGGCCCACTGGCATGGGCACATCGAACCCGACCTGTACGGGGACCTGCTGGCGGAGATTGGCTACTGGTACAACGGGGCATTGCTGGGCGTCGAGAACAACAACCACGGTCTGACGACTCTCAAGGCCGTCCAGCGGTATGGCTACAAGAACATCTACCGCACGCGCCGCCTCCAGCAGCGCAATCCTGAGGCTACCGAGATTCTGGGTTGGCGCACCACGACAGCCACGAAGCCCCTAGCCATCGACGAACTGGCTGCTGCCGTTCGTGATGGCGACATCGGGCTAGCGGATGAGCATACTATTCAGGAAATGATTACCTTCGTGCGCCAGGCAAATGGCCGGATGAACGGCTCGCCCCACGACGACAGGGTGATGTCTTTGGCAATCTGCTGGCAAATGCTGAAGTACGTCTGGCTGCCCGAGTACAGGGCTGAGGTTCCCCCGCCCCGATATAGCCTGAATTGGTTCGAGAAGTTCCTCATTAGCGAGGATAAGCCGTTTGAACGGGTGCCAATCGGGGCGTATAACACCCGAACCAGAGAGTAACGACCAGGGGTAATGTTGATGGGTTCAATTAACTGTGTAGAGTGCGGCAATCTTTTCACCTTCGACGTGCTTCCACGTCGAGGTGCAGTGTGCTTCAAATGCCACTTGGGTGGCGTCCGCCTGGGCTTCACCCATGGCAAGGAGGACTTTCATGGTCCGACCATTCGGGAGCGTCAGCGCCAGCAGGAAAAGCAGGCAGCAGACGCCGGCATCAAGGCCGAGCCTGTCGGGAACCGTTGGGTGTAAGCCGTGTATTGGTGGGTGCCGATTGTTGTCGCCGTCATTGGCGGTCCCCTGATGTGGGGTTTGTCCAGGTTTGACAAGCGGAACACCGAACAGCACGCAGAGAACCAGAAGGTTCTCCTGCGGATTGAAGGCAAGGTTGACCATATTGACCAGCGGCTCGATGACCACATCGACTACCACCTGAAAGAGGGACTGTAATGAATTACCGTGACGCATTCAAGCGTGGTATCGCCACTTTTGTGGCAGGGGCAACGGCCTCGCCGCTGACCTCCGCCGTCTTTGACATCTCATTCTTCAAGGCTGCTGGCATCGCTGGCCTTGTCGCCGTTTGGAACTGGCTGGCTCGAGCAGCCCAGGCATGGAAGGAAGCCGATGGCACGACTTTCTAATTCGGACCTTCTGTCCAAGTATCGCCAGCACATCGCAAAGTCAAAGCGTTGGCGGCGCGAAGAAGGCTACGACGACACTTGGCGTCGTCTTATCGACATGTATCGTGGCCGGCACTACGAGTTCGCCACGGACGAAGACAGGCTGTTGGTCAACGTTGCGTTTGCGACGGTGAACGTCATTAGCCCCAGCGTGTCAGTCAACTACCCCAAGATTGCCGTCAACTCCCGGAAGCCTGAAGATTCGCCTCGTGCCATTGTGACCGAGGCTGTGGTCAACTATTGGTGGAAGCACTACAAGGTCAAGCCGGAGTTCCGTCGCGCTGTTAAAGACTTTCTGGTTGTGGGCCACGCGTGGCTTAAGGTCGGCTACCGCTACGTCGAAGAGGAAGAGATTTCCACCGCTGACGATGCGTCAACGGTGGACGAGAACAACCCCATTACGCCGACAATCATTGTCCGCGAAGACCGTCCGTTCGTCGAGCGCGTATCTCCTTTCGATGTATTCGTCGACCCTGATGCTACGAGTGAGCAGGACATGCGGTGGATTGCGCAGCGAATCCGCCGACCCTTGAAGGAAATCAAGGCCGACAAGCGGTACAACCGTACCGCGCGCGAGAACTGTTCTCCCTCCTCAACATCCAAGTTTATTGACGAGCCTGACCGCAAGAAGACATGGGACGAGTCGCATCAGTACGCAGACGTGTGGGAGCTGTACGACCTGAAGACTGGCACGATGTGCGTGTTTACCGAGGGTGGAGACCAGTTCCTCATCAAGCCCATTAAGATGCCGTACGCCTTTGGCCATCCGTTTGTGATGATTCGCAACTACGACATCCCCGATTACTTCTATCCGATTGGCGACCTGGAAGCAATTGAGCCATTGCAGCGGGAACTGAATGAGACCCGCACGCAGATGATGAACCATCGCAAGCGGTTCTCTCGCAAGTATCTGTTCCGCGAGTCGGCCTTCGATGCCGACGGTAGGTCGGCGCTCGAATCCGACTACGACAACGTGATGGTGCCCGTTGCCTCTGACGAGAACATCAACAACGTCGTGGCTCCATTCCCTGCGGTCATTACGCCCCCTGAGTTCTACAACCAGTCGAACATGATTCAGGCTGACGTAGAGCAGATTAGCGGCGTTACTGAATATCAGCGTGGCGGTCTACCCGAGATTCGTCGTACGGCGACAGAGGCGGCCATCATGCAGGATGCCGCCAATGCTCGAGCCGCGGACAAGTTGGCTACCATCGAAGGTGTTATTGCCGCTGTGGCCGAGCGCCTCGTGGCGCTGGCCCAGCAGTTTATGACCGGCGAGCAGGTCGCCCGCGTAGTTGGGCGAGATGGCGAGCCGATGTGGGTCACGTTTGACCGCGACTTTATCGCTGGCCAGTTTGACTTTGACGTTGAGGCCGGCTCGACGGCACCCGTAAACGAGTCGTTCCGTCGCCAGATGGCCCTCCAGATGGTCGACGCCATGGCTCCGTTTGCGCAGGCTGGCATCGTCAATACCCAACGCCTGGCTGCTCACGTGTTGCAGTTCGGCTTTGGCGTCAAGAACCCCGAGGAGTTCCTGCAGGAGGCTCCGCCTCCGATGGGCGCTGAGGGTGGCATGCCGCCGAATGTGGCGGCACCGCCGCAGATGGAGCCTGGCGTTGGTGTGGCTGGCGGACCCATGCCTGGCATGGAAGAAATGATTGCGCCACCTGGGGCCACCCCCGAGGGATTGAGCGGCATCGACCCGTCGGTCCTCGCCGCTCTGTCCTCTCGCATGGGCATTGGCCTTGAAAACATGCAGTAACAGGTAACGATACATAGCATAAATAGAGCAACCGAAGAGGACTCTAGGAGAAACAAGTGAATGACTTTGATGATGTCCACGTAGACAGCCCCGTCACCGATGACGGACAAG